GATTTATATTGGATGGGGTTAGCATATGAGGCGGCAAAAAATTCTAATTGCGGAAAGCGTCATGTAGGTGCTGTGATTGTGAAAGATGGACACAGAATTGCTTATGGAGCAAATAAAACAAAAGAATTCTGCGGTCCATGTAATCGTAAGACATGTGGCGCTATACACGCAGAAATAACTGCACTGAATCAAATATCTGGCGGGCCAGTGCCATGTGCAGTAATGTATATTACATATCAGCCATGTCTCAATTGCGCTAAAGCTATAAAGGCTGCTGGTATTACTAAAGTAGTTTATGATGAAATAAACTCAGACTTTAGTGGCATGAATTTCCTGAGGTTTGCGGGCGTAGAACTTAAACATATTTCAACGGAATGGGATATAAATGTCAAGAACACAACGGATATGGAGGCGGTCTAAGCGCCTGCCTTTTTATTTCGTACGTAAAGATTATATAAAAGGATACGAAGAAGCTATGGAGCGTGTATCATTCTTTAAACGCTCTAGAAAATTGAGGAAGAAGCAGCGCCGCCATATTAGGGCACAGCAACGGACGATGTTCGCTCATGATATATATGAAGTATACATGAGAGAAGGAGAATGGTGGGATTAAATGAGTTATGCAACATGGAAGGATGTTGAAAAGTTTTTAGGGCAAATGGATCAACTAGCCAGGCCCTCTTATATTTTTAAACCATCACTTCATAAATTAAAAGATGGTAAATGGGTAGCAAAGTATGGAGATGTAGAAGCAGAAGGCGATAGTCCATTTTGGGCGCTATATAATTTTGATGAAATATTCAAGAAGCCATATTCGGAGAGATACTGATGACAAAGAGTGAACAATTAAAAGATGCGTGGGAAACATTCGATTCCGCGCTTCAAGATGAAGATATGCGCGACTTATATTTTGGCGCGCTTATAATTGGAATAACAGATGCACTTGCTGGCGAAAGCCTAAGTGTAGATGCATATGAATTGATGATGAACAAGCTTGAAGAATTTTATACGGAGATAGGTGGCAACAGATGAATGAACTCACGGAGATGATATATTGACTGAAGAGGTTTACTTCTGTGACTTTTGTAATCGTACAATTTTAATTCCTACAGAGTCATTGTGTCTAGTAGATAGACGCACAGGTGAAGAAAAGAACTTCCATCCTGATTGTTTTATGAGCGCTATTAAACGTACAGCATTTGGCTGCTTTAATGTAGTTACATATAATAACGAACCGGAGACATTATAATGCAATGTGAAGATAGTATTAGATTGGCTAAAATATATGCAAATAAGTATAATGTAGACTGGTCTGCATTTACTGAAGATGTTCAAATGGTATTAGATAAAGTAGCGCATGAGTGCTACGCCGATGGAATTCATGAAGGTTCAGAAATTGGATTCATCAACGGTAAGAATGAAGGATATGATGATGGATATTGTGAGGGTTATGCAGCGGGTGTAGAAGATGCAATTGGATGAACTCGAAGAGTTGTGCAAGATGCCAATTCGCATAGTGAATATCAATGGGATAGTAATGCCCATTGAACAATTCATTAACGAAACTCTTTCAGAAGAAGATATGTATGGCGTAGATTTTGATGCATGTGATCCCAGAATTAAACGCATTATAGAAATCGTACATGATGTAGCTTACGATAAGGGATATTATGACGGACTCGCAGATGCTCAATAGGATAGTCCTTTATGGCTGCATTAATCTTTCATTAGAAGATGCAATAAATAAAGAATTAGAAAAGGATAAATTGCACCCAATGACTTGGGATGTAATGAATCCTACATTAATTAAAATCTTACAAATCGCATATGATTTGGGAGAACGTGATGGATATGGACATGGATATGATGATGGATTTGATAGGTCTGATTATTATTACGACGATTGAGGATAAACCGGAGGTTTATGATGAAATATAGAAAGAAGCCAGTAGAAATTGAAGCCGTTCGCTTCATGATGGATGAACCATTACCAGATTGGTTTATGGATGCAATGACAGCAAAAATAATTACTACATGTTCAGATGGCGACTGCTTTATAAATACATTAGAAGGTCAGATGCATGCGCCACATGGACATTATATAATCCAGGGAGTTCGCGGTGAGATATATGCGTGCGAACCTGAAATATTCGCAGAAACTTATGAGAAGGTAGATTAATATGAAAACAGTTATCCCTGCGCTGCGGACATTTTTGGATAAAAAAAAGGAGTGGAAGAATATAAATTCTTTCACTCCTTTTTTTTTATTTACGCGCGGGCGTGTCTAGTCATCTACTGGTTTCCTGAACTGAATGTCAAGTTTATCCAATACGTCACCTGCTGCCATGTTGACAGTGATTGCGGTGCTGTCCTGTGATATACTTGCTGTCACTGTTCCTTGAGTGATTGTTCCAGTACCAGCGTAAACAGTTCCGTCTATTGTGAGTTTGATATACTCACTACCATCGAACTCATGAGCATTCCTGAATACTATCTGTCCGTCAGTGACACATTCGAGTTTGTCATCGTTCACTTTGAAACTACCAGAAGTTATCCTTGCACTACTGTACGGCAGGAAATCATCGTACACGGTGGTGTTGCTTGGGTGTTTGGAGAAGTCAAGGCTGTAAAGTGGAAGGACTGCGAGTTTGTTGAATCTATCAATCAGGTCATAATTAAGAGATGTGTTAACATTAACAGCATAAATATCCCCATCAAATCCATAACTCGAATATGCACCAATTGTTGGGGGCCTTTCAACTCCAACATCACCGTTCTCAGATGTGATATCCATTCCAGGATATTTGACCCCATTCAGATACAAGTAGCATTTATCATCTCTATCAAAATGTACTAACATGTGTGTAAGTTTATTAGGCACAAATACATTGAATCCTGATGATATTCTAGTCCCACCAACACTACTCTGAATTATAGTATTTATGGTTGTGTCGACACCATAAATCCAAATTCCTTCGACAACAGCAGATGAACTCGTTGCGCCAGTGTTAAATATAGAACCAATTCCATCAAATACACTGTTGAATAAAATCTCAACAATGATATCGTTTTGTCCAAATTTAAATGCTTCAGATGGAATAGAAATATTATTTAAAGAGGTTTTATTAAAGCTCATCCCATTCTTGAAATACCCACCTGCTCTCACTGCACCATTGATAGTTCCATGATTATTATTACCTGACAAATCAACCAAAGTACCGTCCGCATTCTTGGTGTGCATATCAGTAGCAAATACCGTGTTCTCACCAGTACCGAGGACACTACCGACATCATGACTGAATGAACGCTCTGCTGGTGTTACACCGTAGGCGTGTTTGGTGGAGTTGTAGAGGGCGAGGACTTCGTCATCGGTGAGTGCTGTGGAGTAAAATCGTGTGTCAGTATTATAACTATCAACGAATCCAATAACTGCTTCATTATGTGTTGTTATTGAATTAAAATTTGATGTTTGCTCACCTATAAATTGACCATTGAGATAGTGCTTTATTGAACCATTTTTAAACACAATGTCAAATGTTCTAAATTTTGTTATATCAACATCATTGTACGGAACAGAAAACCATATCTGGTCATGTACACCATCTTTAAATAGATGTAGTTTATATCTCATTGATGAACCAGAATTGTAGGTTGTTAAATGGAATCCATCTTGCTGTGAATCATCTTCGCACCAAAATACACCTTTAAAGTGTGTCCACGGTGATTTGTGATTAATATGTATAGTAAATTCACTTAGTTCTTGTGTTTGAAATGGTGCTGAAACCTCACCGTTATTAGAGTATGGTTTCATCCCTCTCTCAGTCGGCTTCCACTCAACATCAATAGGCACTCCATGGTTATCATTACCTGATGTATCTCTAAAGTCATTCTGGAACAACCATTCGCCAACAAGATATTCACGTAATTCTTCAAGTGTCCGTGTCATTATCGTGACCTCCCAATTACTCTACTATTCTGCCAATCCAAATATTTCTGCTGTGTAGGAGTAGGCACATCATTCAAAAACTGGAAAGTCACATTATTATTTCTATCAGCAATTTCGTGAGCAGTAAGTATCCTACTGTAAATATCCACACACTTAATAACATTTACAGAACAATCAATAGTAATTTCACCATCTGTATATGTCACAATACTTTGTGAATCCGGGTATTCTTCAGCCAGATAAGTATCATCATATTCAATATACATGAAAACAGGTTCTTCAAAGAATGGTGCAGTCACACTTCCAGTCTCAAACCCATCATCAGATAATCCAACATCATTGAATGTCATCGGATAAGCCTGTTTGAACTTATCCCTGTAATCCAACCGGAACACACAGTCCTCGGCTGATAAAGTATTGCGAGGCATTTAAGCCTCCGCATTAAATCTCAGTGCAGTTAACCAAGCTTCTTCGCTTCCATACTGCTCGATCTTAAATTCAATTAAATCAACCATATTGAACATCCCATCTTCATTAGCAAGCAAGAACTCTGTACTCCATACATTATTTGTATTTTTAGCAAACTCATCTAGCAGAGCAAGCTCAGACCTTAATGCAGCAACTACGCGCTTAAATATACCCTCAATATCGTCTCCATTCACAGGAGCGTCAGAGTATTCATTTGCATACTCTACACATGTGTGTAAGTCTACAATCGCGCCATCGGTAATTCCATAAATTACACATGTCTGCGCGCCTTCTGTATCGAAGCTCTCTACTGAAGTGTTAGCGACAGTAGTGTCTCCAAGTATGGTAAATGTCATTATAATGCACCTCCAAATACCCATGCAGTAAAAGTACCATCAATTCTAGAACTTAAATCCAATTGTATTTCCGGCAATTTTACTCCGACAGGTAAATGAAATACATAGTTGCCAGTTGTTAGTGTTTTTGACACGACTTTATCTGCTGACGTACTAGTCAAATCGATAAATCCTAAATCGTATTCACCACCATCTATATCTGTAGCTTGTACCTTAAATGTTGCACCGGCGGCAGCACTGGTAACTTTCATTAAAATTGTAAGCCCGCGCTTATCTAATACAGTAATTGGTGTACTTGTACTATCCACAACAACCGCGTTAAACACTTTATTGTTTAACGTTTGCGCATCCAGCGGCGCCTGCTCAATAACATTCATAGTATTCAAGCTACTATTATAAAGTGCATTGAATATATCTGCCATACTAAGTTCGCCAGCATCTGTATCTCCAGTTAATGCTAACTTAATTTCATCTAATCTAACATTCCTTGTCATTTATAATTCTCCATTTTGCAAAATGTACAGCGCTATCGCGGCTGCTTCTTCGCGGTCTTTACACATGATAACTTCAACACCATAATGAGAGTGTAAGCGCTTAAGAACACTCATGATATACTGAGGAGTCATCTTGCTTCGTCTATACTTAAGGTGTTTAGCTATATCGCCATATTCACCTTCTATAATTAGGTAGTGGAAGCCACGCTCGACTTCCGCCATAAATCTCTTTTTTGCTTTACCGCAGCAATTACAAATATCAGGAACAGATTTACGCTCAAGGAGTAATCCATTGTCATTAGTATAATCTGCTGTCTGCATTGTAATCCTTTCTACTTCAACTCCTTCCCATGCTTCAGTTAAAGAAAAAGGCAATTGCTCGCGAGTATCTACATAGATTGTCATTTTATTTCCGTACCTTAATTTAGGGCTTCAATGTTTCTATGTTATTATATGTCTCCAAGTTATATAAAGCTTGGGGTGCGCAACCCAAGCTCATATATTTTCTGCCCAATCGACTGTATATCCAATGAGTTCCCAATCACCGGTTGCATTTGCATAATCTTCTTTATCTTGCATCTCTGCAGCCGGGACCAGTATGTCATTGTAGGCAACCACTGAGTTGTTAATGAAGACATCGTTAACCCCTTGGACCTCCTTCAGAACCTCAATATCGTTAGCAGCATCCATAATATCTTGTATGAAGACATCGTTATTGCCTTGGACTTCCTTCAGGACCTCCATATCGTTTATTCCCTGAAATGTGTCTTCAATAAACACATCATTGCTGCCCTGAAGGTTATTTCCCACATAATCTATTATGTGGGAGGAGTTAATAGTTTGAGACCCTATAATACTCGAGTTCAATATCAAGTCTTTATCACCCATTTAACTCCGGCATATGGTTGCATGTTGTTGTGAGCCTGTTCTCCACCAACATAACTTGATGCTGGAGAACCTGAACCATACTGTGAACCACTTGTACCATATGCTCTACCAGTACCATTAGACAGTGCATAACGGTTCATAGTTGTAGTGTGATTGTGATTAGGCATCTCAGCAATAGTCAAAATATGAGTCTGTTCTCCACCAGTATCGCCAACACTGGTAACACCGGAACCGCCAATACCCACAGGTACACGCCCTTGCATATCTGGTAAGTTAAATGTGGTACTACCATCACCTATCCCCCAAACAGTGCCTATAACCGCGAACAATTCCGCATAGGTAGTCCTGCTTACGGCAGAGCCGTCACATAACAACCATCCGGTCTCTACAGTATCATGCCCTATAGATTTTATATCTCCTGTGCTGGCCCCTCCAGCAGCTTGTACATATGTCATAATCTCACCTCAAATTATATACCATGCTGACCCATCACAAACCAGTGTGAATGAGTTGTATTGTGTGGCTATGTCTACAGTTGTGGCTCCATCGATTGTTTCTGAACCATCACCATCGATGGTTATAGTCCCTGTTCCGATGTTCTTGATATTGAGCTTACATCCTGTAGCTGTGCTTGCTACTGGTAATGTTACTGTGAAAGTTCCATTACACAGTATAACATCATCGTTTATAGTAGCTGTATATGCTGAAGTCTTGGACACTATAGTATCCTTCAGCGTATCAACATAATTCTTAGTAGCAGCATCCTGTGCATCTGTTGGGTCTGCAACATTCGTAATCTTCTGACTGCCGACATCAAGTCCACCAACAGAAACCGTTCCTGTAAAGGTTGCTCCACCGCCAGCATTTGCCTTGAGTTCGTGGACTACTGTGCCATTTTCATCCTCGATAATGAATGAAGGTCTTGCCTGAGCAGTATGGACTCTTACCTTGATAGCTTCTCCATCGTTCTGGTCTTCATAGATGTACTTATCAGGGCTGAATTTGACTTGGCGTGCTTGCGCATTGATATTACCATCAACATCTATTTCCACAATGCCGCCAGCAATGTTCTTGTCAGCAACAGTAAGAGTATCGACCATATGCTGGAAGATACGACTTCCATTACTCGTGGAGATATGTTTCACTGATATAGTATAGCCATGAGTAGTTGAACCCTGGTGGACAGCGGGTTTGCCATTGGTATCTATGATGAATGTTGGCTTCTGAGCATCATTACCGTAGTTATATATCTCATCTACTGACCAAACACCTCCATTGTCTGCTTTAAATCGAGCGATGGTTCCAGAGATGCCTCCGGTTGCTACGGTATAACCGTATACGATAAATTCTCGGTCATCAGTTGTACTGAACTCTGTCCCATCCCTCTTCACTATAGGGAGTGAACTATTCGTTGGTACACTGTAATTGTGGTTCCATTCTATCCATCCGGAATCAATTTCTTGTTGACAATTGACAAATAGACCATCAACATAGGCTTTAGTTGTGGCATCAGAACTTCCAGTGGGTGTCCCCATTCCAGTAATACGATTGCCACCGACTTCAATGATACTGTCATCGCCATTGATACGGAACATTTCTTTAACTTCGGATGTCTCTGTTTTTTCAGAGTAGAACCTGAAATCACCGAAGTTGTTGTTATCTGTTGCCTTCAAACACAGACATTGGGTGTAGTCCAGATATTCACTCCAAGTGCGTGCTGCAGAACTTATACCAAAGGTAAGAATATTCACGTTCTCAACATTCTCATCATTCATCTGGAGAGGACCAGCAAATAACTTCACCTTGTCATTGTAAATCCTCATGACAGTGTTTCCCTGAGTAATATTGAACATTCTCAGGTGGTCTTGGAATACATCTACTCCCCAATCATCATACGTTCCTGCACCTTCAAGTTCGAGTTCACCGCCTTCACTTGTACCATCTTGTGGACTAATGACTATTTCTTTATCAGCATATATCTTACCAACGACATCGATGTTGCCACCTATTATCCTAAGTGTATCTGCATCTAAACACTGAAACCTTATATCATAGTCAGCAACACTGTCAGTTGTGTGGAAGTCGAGATACTTACCCACATCCATCACACTGTCTAGACCTATCCATGGGATTACATCGAGCGGTTCACCTGAGCCGGCATTCCACAGGTGCTTACCATCCAGCATATCAGCAGATTTGCCAGTAAGAGTATCAGGTATCTGGTCAAGCGGTACATCACCATTTACATCAAGGGAAGCCACACCGTTGGCAACTCCGAGACCATCTTCAGTGAGATACTTGTTTGAGGCACTAGGACTTCCATAGGAGCCGCTGAGAGCGAGCTTCTCATCCGCAGTCGGATCATATGCATTTGTGTGATGTGCATCTGCAATTGCTGTATGTGTTGTAATTTCACCATCTACAAAATTATATACACCACCACTTGATGCTACCTTTGTTATATCATCAGTAAGTACTTCTTCTAAATCTGTAGATACAAGTTGCTCTGCATTCAATACGTTCCCAAGTCCAACTTGAGCGGCAGTGACATCGTGTGGATTTGTAGTTATATCCGCAACGTGATTTGTAAATGATGTACGTTCTGCGTCAGTAATAATTATTCCGCTACCTGCATCAGTTATTGATTGAAGAGGCAGAGGAAGTTGTGAAATTGTAATAATTGTATCTACACCTAGTGTTGCAAGACCACTCGCAACGCCCATATCGTCAGATACGAGAATCCTGTTATTTTCATCAGGCGAACCAGTGGAAGCGTTCATAGACAAACGCTCATTAGCTGATAAATGCAAATCCGTATCAGCTATATGCGCATCTCCACGAGTGTGAATATCTTCCATTGCATTTTCTAATGCATCAAGGTCGGCCTCATCAATAATTTCGCCTGACACCCAATCTTTCTTAATATATACCATATTAACCTCTCAGTTTCTTTTTAAATGGTTCTTCCTTTTCTAACACATCAATTTCATATGTCATACCCATAATTATATCAATGCGATTTAGTTCTGTTACAAATTCTTGCAACATTTTAGGGTCTAAACTAATTTTGTGATCAGTACCCATAGCTCCTGTATCCAGGGTAATATGCCTCTCAAATATATTAACTCCTAACATGCGAGCCATCAAACTAGGTAAGTACCCAATTTCATGTCCACTATATCCTATTTCAATTTCTGGGAACATTGACTGAAGTCTATAAATACCCATAAGCTGAACATCTTCATCCATTGTAGGATAGATGCTTTTACAATATAGTATAGAAGCGATATTATCTTCTAACATGTAAGCTGCATTTTTAATTTCAGCTTCATTACTCATACCAGTAGACATTATAACTGGTATATCATAATCTGCAATTTTATGGAGCAAATCGTAATCAGTAATCGTCGGGCTTGCGACCTTAAGGAATGGAATATCATAATCCATAATAAACCTTAAGCTTTCATCATCCCAAACGCTAGCAGTCCAATCAATGCCTACTTCTTCGCAGTATGCATCAATTATATCAAACTCTTCTTTTCCAAACTCCATGCGTTCTTTATAGTCAATATAAGACATCTCTCCCCATCGAGTATCTTTTGTAACATGCCACTGCTTTTTTGGTACACAAATGCGCGGGCTTCTTTTCTGAAACTTCACAACATCAAGTTCGTTCTCTACTGCTACATCAATAAGTTTAAGTGCGGTGTCAATATCACCGTTGTGGTTGATTCCAATTTCTCCAATTATCATAAGTGCCTCCAATTATTCATAATCTGCTATATAGACATCATACGGAAGTACCGAACGGTCATCTATATAAACGTCTGCGCTTGGTTTCCCAAACAATAGTTCATGGTATTTAATTCCCCATGCTTTAAATTGCACTTGAGTGATCATTCTCCAATCCTTTTTAGTTTCTGTTCCTCGCGCTGTATAATACCAAATCGTATGACCGGCATCGTATAGCGCATTATAAACGTGTATATTCTCATAAAGCGGTTGCGCTTTAGAGTAATCTCCATCTTCTGCTTGAGTGCAAACAGTCCCATCGATATCAATTACGAACTTCATGATATATCCCTTCATGTCCTTCAACGTATCTGCCAGGTTCTTTCTGACAATACTCGCAAGGTTCTGGTAATATCCCTGCAGCTAGCTCCTCTCTGAATCTAACTGCCTTTTCAGAATATAGAATATCAATAATAGAATTATCATTTATATTGCCTAATACATATTCTGGATGTAAATCATTTCTCATATTACAACATGGCATCACAGAACCGTTCACATCAATAAGTATTGATGTAGATGGGTCTGTGCACGGTCGATTGCGTAGCTCTTTATTTTTAATATCAACTGTACCTGCTCTATCGATTATATCTTGTCTCCAATCATAATCGTATCTTACACGTACATTATCAAATGACCCAGCAATATAATATCCATTCACTGCGTCAATTTGAATATAGTTATTTAACATATGACCTAAACACTCTTTAAATCCTATATGATCATAATCCATAATACTTAGTTCATCAATACCAGAATAAAATATATCTGGATGTAAGAAATCGCCATTTGTATTTGTAACGAATACACAGTTAGGCAAATAATGTTTTCCTAATGATACATACTCAGTAAGCAAAGGGATATCTGCAAGCGGTTCATTATATCTTGAAAAACTTACAGCGCCCTCAAACCCTGTATTTGATAAATCTTTGACCAAATTTAAATATGCTTCTTTATTCAATTCTTCATAAGGGCGCTCATACTGAGCATTTGGGCAGAAACTACATCTTCTATTACAGAATGAATGTATCTCTACCTCACACATTGTGAAATTATCTAACATTGGTTTGCCTCCTAGTATATATATGTTTCGCTATGTCGCTCATAGTATTTAAAGCTTCTTACTCCATAGATATCGAACATAATCAAGTTCTTCAGGTGTATCTACATCAATTAGCTCATACCCTTTAATCTCATATAATGCATGGCCAGATTTTAACATTTGACCATCCTCAAAGAAGTTTTGCTTGTTAAATATATGGAAGCAATGTGCCATTTCATATAAGTCACGAACAAACTTAGTATTAATGTCTGCGTAATCTATTGGAGTTAAAGGGTTAGTGTTCTTATCAAATACAAAATTATGGAATGGTTTGACGCTTGTAGCATAATCATACTCGTTTAGTTCAAAATCTTCTACAATTTTATTAATTGTTTCTGCTTTTAGGAATGCAAAACATGGATTCAAGAACATCAAATGAGTAGCATCAATTTGTGTAATATCTTTAAATACATACTGAGTAGGGCTATCTGCATGAGCAGTGGCATATTCTCTTTCAATAACATTGACTCCATGGGCCTCTGCTATATCTATCAATTCTTTATCGCATGTAAGCGCATAAACATCTGCGTTGATGTCTTTTACCCTTTTACATGCTATTTCCCACAGACATGTATCACCGATTGGTGCAATTAATTTCTGTGGGCAACGGGCGCTAGCGAGGCGCCCAGGCATAAATATTTTAACTGTCATGGATATAGCTCCTTGAATCCATTAATTTTTTGTAACATTAGTCCTCCTAAAATAAAAAAAGCAGTGGATTAAGCCAAATCCACATTGTCAAATTTTTCCATTTATGCGCTTACCTCTGGACAAACTGCTATACTTGTAATGTCCATAGACGACATTGGATGTAAAGCGAATGCTACAGTATCACCGGCTTTGGCAGCAAACATTGCGAACCATGGCATCTGCCAATATTCAAGACCACGAGCATCCTGGTAAGCTACAACATCGCCGTTAATTGTTACGGTCACATATATATGGTCAGTTGTAGCATTACCCGACAAATCAAATCTACATCTGAATAAGAAGTTTCCATCATATTCTGGATAGAAATAATATGTCGTACTCACGTCTGATAGCACATCACTATATGTTTCAAGTGGATTATTGAAATTTTCCTGTATACTTATATCTAATGTTATAATTTAATAGCGAAAATATTTTAGGGTCATTTAAATACAATGCTCCTACAAACTGTTGATTTGAATATTTAGTATATAAATATATATATCTATTCAATCTATTCGCATATAAAATAATTTCACTAAGCCAATGCCCATAATTATTAGAATATAATTTTACAATTTTAGGATTATCAGCTAATTCTAAGTCAGCCATATTAGGTAGCGATTCCGCTGGAGTATAATCTATCATAAATGAGATTGGATTAAAATACATCCGAGGCTCATCGAGTTTAATATCAAATCTATTATCCCAATCATCAATAACTACACATGGTAATACATAATCACATGTATCTTTACTAGACTGTAACGCCGTCACTCTATGTCGACCTTCAAGAACATTATTATTAGAGTCAACTACACAAATCCAATACGTTCCATTTTCAATAATACTTTTAGATATATGTATAACATTAGATTCATTTAACACAGGATCAGGAATAGATTTCCAATTATTAGAAACCCATTCCGGATTAGGAATAATTAACTTTGATGCACTAATAAATCTAATCTCATAGTAGTGTGATAAAATATAAACATTTCTTAAATAATAGTTGTAATAGTTAATTATTCCATCTGCATCCATTAGGCTACACCTATCCATTTACGTCTAACAGCAATACCATTAGTTCCTGCAGTAGCAACAGTAGATCCATTTGCTCCACCAGATCCTCCATCTGCTGTAACGGTGAATGTATTGTCTGGAGATGATTTATAATATACTAACGCAACACCTCCACCACCGCCACCGCCACCGCCACCAGCAGCAGAATCTCTAATCATTCCATCTTCACCAGGTAGACCGGCAGCAGATATAATACCAGAACCTACAATTTTCTTTGCAGCTACAAATACAAATCCTCCGCCGGCGCCGCCATCTCCACCATCTCCACCAGGGGATTGAGGAGTCGCTAAGCTAGTATTACCTCCACCTCCTCCAGTTCCACCGCCGCCTACAGCATTGATACCAGTGACAGTTGGATTAAAGTAGTCAAGATTTAGAATAAACGCATTCCATGATGTCCAATCTGCAGTATCATCTATTATTCCTCCGTGTAGAATATCAAGTGCTCCTCCAGAATAGTAATTATATACACCATCCGCACCAGTCCCACCTTTAGTTAACCCAATTTCGCCAGGGCTTGCATAATAAGAGCCGCCATAGTGCTGACTAAATACACCGGCAGATCCTGCACCGCCAGCTCCACCAAGACCTGACTGGTCAATATTACCATTTAATGTAAGTTTATTTCTTACATAAATACGTAATGCTCCTGTGCTATCATATAGTTTAACACCAGCATTGATCGTCAAATTATTATATTGTTTCACTACACCTGCGAGATCGGTATCGACAGAGATTGTTACATCTCCATCGCTACCATCTCCCCAATGCACTTCTGGATAATATGTCATTAAATAATCACCCATCCTGTTGATATAGCTTGTATCGTAATAGCTTCATATTGTACTGAAATGTCTAAAGTAAGTTCGCCATCTATAGTTTGTGTGCTATATGCATCTATAATTACATCATATGTTGAAGATGCATCCATACGTTTAATATGGTAAATCTTTCCTACGTTTGTAGATGCATCAGGCAATCTTATAGTAATATCATTGGATGTTGCATCGCATAAGATAGTATAATCTGATGTAGTAAGTGTATAATTGCCTGTTTTAGTACTAATCGGATATACTTGAGTACTAATAGATTGCCATGCTGCAGATCCTGCGGTTGCTCCAGCTACAAGAATCTTTCCATTATTTGTAGTGCTAGTAGCAGGAACCGCTAAATAACCATCTACTGTATTAAAGTTATCGAGCTTTGTCTTATATCCGTCAGTAAATACATTCGAATCTGTCGCATCTGCAACAAGCTGACGAATTTCTGTAGCTGTCTGATCCGCAGTTGCATTCGTCTCTATGCCATCTACCTTTGTCTTATATGCATCTGTAAATACATTTGAGTCTGTTGCAGAATCTACAAGTGTACGAATCTCGGCCGCTGACTGATCAGCGGTTGCATACTCTTCAATTCCATTAAGCTTTGTAACTTGAGCACCTGTCATAAGACCTGCATTTCCACCTGCAACAGCATTTGGAATTACATCAGTTCCGCCAGTAACGTGTTGGCTTCCGTGAGTCTGCGGGTATGCATAACCGCTTGCATTAAAGTAAGACGCAAGCTGAGCAATAGTTTTTGATGGAGTATCTGTCCAATATGTTGAACCGATAATTCTATCAATCATTACTCTGGTATTCTTAAGTTCATCTAATAGATTTACTGGGCTTGTAATCAAAGATGTTGGTGTATTTGAGTATGCAAGCTTTGTACTTTGAATACTTGACTGTGTATGCATACTTGCATCTGTAGTTGTAGTTCTGTGCGTTTCAATAGCAGTTGTAATTGCTGAACTAATTGTTGGTGAGATATCTAATCTTGCAGCATTAATTTGTCCAGTACCAGTTGTGTTGATTAAACTGATAGTTGCATCTGCTGTAAGATTGACATCAGCATCTGTATCGATCGTGTCTAATTTGTCATAAATTGCTTGGAGTACAGAGACATGATAATCTAAATCATATTTAATATCATCAAAGTCGTCATTCACAGGGTCGTTGTCAATGATTGTACCAGCAATATAGTCTGACCCACCATTTGGGCCAGGAAATGTTGCATTGTTAACTGTTGTCATTTATTTATCTCCATCTGTCATCTGTATCCCATTCAGCATCAGTATCTGCCCAATAGGTTTCCTCATAAACTATTTCGTAATATATTCCTGCAGCAATCGCACCAGACAATGCTGCTTCTATTTCATCTTCCCTAGAAAGTAAATCAGAAATTAATTTTATCTGGATATGGCAAGGTGAAGTTTCAATAACTTGAAAATCATCAGACTCTAAGAGTAAATAATTTTCTAAGTATTCGATAATAGAATCTTTTGTACCTGCACCAGTCTTAATAGATATTAATTCTTGAAGTCTTAATCTATAGTTGGTATCAGTCTCTCCATCTAGTCTAGGAGCATTAATGAATCCGCCCAATGTATCTAGATGATTAGCGCGCGCACTATTAAGTCTATGTGCATCTCTAACTTTAACTGTTTGCTCATACACCTCTTCGAATGCATAAGCAATAGCATCTATTATACGTTCTCTATTAGATTCCATTATAATCTCCTGTAAAACATTGGGAATTGTCTATCCACACGATCTTTAATATTTGTTGTATAATGGGCCTCAATATTACGAATTGACGGTACAACAGTTAAAGTATCGGTTTCAAATTCAACTTTAAACTGGATATATCTATTATCAGCCTCTATCACAGGATGTTTTGTTGTATATGCTACAAATAGATTTACTTGATGCTCATCTAATAAATTATCAGATGCAAGCGTAATCATATTTCCATAAACAGATGCATCTGTTGCATAATTAGTATAGTCGGCTGCTAAGCCTACACGTGCCTCACCAACGATAGCTGAATCAATATATGAGTTACCATATACATCGCGACCATCACGATACTCATTTTCCTTTAATATTGAAATTAAAATATTAATATCGTAATCAGTCATTACTCTATAATTAAATAAGCTCATACAATTTTCATGTCGTGCAGCACCTACTTCAAGTTCAACCCAATCTCCCATATCCTCTGGGTCACCTGACGTTTTATAGTAATATACTAAATCAGTACCAAATGGTGTAGATATATCAGCAATAAATTCTCCATAATGATGAAAATTTTTAGTAGAGTCTTTAACTTCTGTAATTAAAGACCCTGTTAGTGAATCATCATCTAAAGTGATATTTCCGGTGGAGCTATCGAAAGTGACATTATTCAATTCGCAGTATGATAAATCATTTTCCGTCTTCCACTCATGCATTAACATTTAATCACCTTGTTATTGTAATTGTATTTGCGGCAGGGATTTGAATATTGCTACCTACTAGATATTCTTCATGCCCTTGGTCAGTAGCAGTGTCACCATCAAGAGTAAATGTATCTAGTGTCGCAGTATCAATATCATCATGCCCACTAATAGCAATTTGAAGTATTTTATTTTTCCATATTTTATCTTCTAATCCAAGTTTATTAATAAACTCAGTAATATCAGTTTCAATTTCATCTTGAACTTCATCTTTCTCTGAATCTGTTAAATCAGAATCTTCATCCCAAAGCAGTGTTATTGTAACATCAATCTCGGCTTCTGGTATACGATAGAACCATGAATAAGGTGAATCATCATCGCCTTCTGCATATGAGCTATCTGTATCATAACCAATCGATTGAACTCCTGCTGCACGAGTTGTTTCTATTGTATAAACAATAGTATCTTCTGTATCAGCATCTCCTACAACTCCGCCGCTGATGTATATCTTAATTTTACCCTGAGAACCAGTCACTAATGGACTTGCATTCTTATAGTAATATACGACAGTTACATCTTGGTCGGTAGTAAGTGCTGGACTGAATGTGATTAATCCAGATATCTCATCATAACTATCAACAGTAAGCGCACCATCGGTTGCTCCAGTCACACTAACAATAGAATCAATTGGTGTGTCTGTTACTGTTACAGTTGTTGATCCAGATGTGACAGTTGAGAATACTTCAGTGTCATATGTTGTATTATAATTTTCACAGTAGTAAACAACAGTAACATCCTGATCTGTAGTTAGCGCCGGGCTGAATGTTATCTCACCTGTGAAATCATCAAACTCTGTTACAGTCAGTGCTCCATCTGTTGCCCCAGTTACACTTGTGACTGTATAGATTGGTGTATCATATACTGTAACACTTGTTGATCCAGATGCCACTGATGAAAATACTTCAGTATCTTCAACTGCATAGAAATCTTGAACGATAACATTTGTTACACCAGTAACATTTCTAATCTTATACTCAATAGCTTCAGCGGTAGCGTTACCAATTGCATTGGCTGTCTGTTGAATTCTTTGTCTATAGAAGTAATCAGATTCTTGGTCATCTCCTCCTGTCAGAGCAGTTTCATTTTGGACTGAATGTATAAATGTAATATCTGAAACTAAAATATTTACTGCGCCTATGATTGCATTCCCTTCAGATCCAGGTTCGGATGCTTGCACAGGAATTGTAATACTAATCGGATAATAATCGATTGTAAGTTCGACACCTGCAGGAACTTGAGTTGCAGTTGTTATTTCACGACCATTATATGTTGCGCCAGATGTATAATCATTTAAATCATCACCAGTGATTGATTCTATACCACCAATAATATTTTCTACGGAAAATATTGTGAATGGAGATTCTTGCGCTGCATATGTTTCATCTGTAATCCTTTGCGCATAATATCCTGTTTCTGTAGTGACATAATATGCAGGATATGCATCAGATGTTGAGACAATTGTTCCAGATGGAATAACACGAGTCTGTGTGGTTGTCAATGGTGTTGTACGTTTAAATGTAACTTCACCTGTTGCGACAGTTCCACTAAGTCTATCTACACTTAAAAGCGCACCAATTTCATCAAGTGACTGCCCATATGCTGTCTCAATAAATCCAGACTTGTATGTTTCCTCTAACTGTGTCCATAATCTAACTAGTTCAACCGTGAATAAATCTGTTATATTCTTAATTGGACTGCCCGGTGTCAAATCGATATCGTCACCGAATAAATGCTGCAACCTAGTATTAATATCTGTACGTATTGCTGCATAATCTTTTTTAACAAACCCCGTTTCTGTGACTCCATAATCAGCCATTTATCTCACCTGTAATTTGTAATAATTCTCCAGAAGTTGCTATCTTTACTGTTGCAGAAATACTTACAGACTTTCCAGATTGCCTAACAACCTTAATATCTGTGACTTCCTTATATCTGGAATCTTTCAATATTGCTTGTTTAACTGTATATTTAATAAAGTTAGGAGAAGGATTGTATCCTAATATATCCTGTAATCTTGTCCCAAATGTTGGGTACAATTTATTCTCGCCAACAAATGTATTTAAAATGATTTGGATATTTTGTTCCAGATTTTCCTCTCCATGTAGTATTTCAATATTCTTTGTATCTGGGTTATAATTAAAATCAAAATCATCTGTTAATAAGATTGACATCACATTGCTCCTATATCATCGCTTGTTAGGTCTTCACCTTCAGCAGTTATTGTATCTCCAGTCATAATAATATCGCCGCCGGCAATAGTTATAACTCCCTCTGAATCTATACTTATACTCGATCCGCCGTTTTGAATTCTGATTGTATCACTCTGTAAATTAATAACTTCAGATGGCGCTCTTACTTGTCCTAAAATAATAGGATTTTTTAATTTAAAGCTATTACATGTAATAATAACTCTATCTCCTACATTAAAAGTTGGCATGATATATGAGCTATCACTTAAACATGGCGTCATAACACGACAATTCTCAAGTGTTAAATCATTTAAACTTGGTACAGAAACGCTTATTACTGCAGATTCTTCATTAATAGTTTCAATAACAGCTTCATATGTTCCAAAGAATTCATTATTGAACACTTTACGAATCATCGACTGTATAGATTTTTTAATATCTGTAACGACTGCTTCTTTACTTCTTGGTTTCATGCCTCTTCCTCTGATACAGGTATAGCTCTATAAGCTAAAACTTTCATCTCGTATCCGCTTGATATAGTTATTTCATGTGTAACTTCTTCGACTTTATATACTTCTTCATCAAATCGAATAAGACCGCCGGCCTCAACCTTAGGTGTTCCAAATATTTCAAAGTATATATAATATAATTGCCCTTCTATTTTAGATGTAGAATCTTTAAACTTAAAAACTTCATCAGTTACGAATGTATTTACATATACATCTTCTTGAATAAAATCCTCATCAGCAGAATAAAATATCAAATTCTGTTGGTTCTGTATTCTCATACGAATAGGTTTAGATGTCTCATCTTTTATTAGCTCGATAATTTCATCCGCCACTTCATATGCGGTTTTACCTTCTGTTGTGATAAAGTTACTGAACTCTGTATCTGCAGTATATTCTGGAATTTGACAGTATACATCTGTAAATCCGTATGTTGAAACTAACGCAAAATAATCAGATAATGATCCTATCTTTTTATAATCAGGATTAGTAATTTTAGATTTAGTAAATAAATATCTTTCTAAACGGTCACCTTTGAGTTCCCATTTAGTATTCATCCCATCGATTGTATATGATACATCATTTATTCGTACATATTGCCAACCTGACCATAATGTAGAATCACCAGACCATCCAAAATTATACTGTAAATAATCTCCTTCGACTATTACAGTATTATCTGGTAGATTCCACAATGTGAGTGTAAAAGTATCAGTTGAAGAGTCAATATGGTCATATAACTTTAACTCGATATCTACAACTTCATTATCGATTTTTAAAGTTTGGTATTGGTCTACTTGTGGTGGCTCATCAACTGATGTAACTTCCTCGATTATATCGTGAATAATTTCTACTTTAATCTCACAAAAATCCAATACCATATTTAAGCTCCTGCTGTGTTTACAATCTTACGCTGATTTCCTAACATATCTCTTGAGAATGCAAATATCTTCATGTATCCACCGAGCATCCATCCTGCAATAAATACATTTACTTTAGTTGTTGGATCTGAAAATCCCCAAGCATCTTTAACGTCCTCAGTTCTATTTTCTTTTCCTCTTCCAGTAAAGTCAGCATCAAAATCTGGATGGATATTTAATCTTCCAATAAAGAATTCATAATCACCAGATACAGGTACAGATGCAATTAGTTGTTTCCCACCATTAATATTAGCGTATACTTTAACAGAATACATATCTGCTAAATTACGTGCCCATACATGTGAGGAAACTGCATCCTGTGACACTTGATAGTTTCCGCTCCTTAAACTTGGTTCTGGATCAGTGTGACTGAACCAATCTTTATTTCCAGATCGTACTTCTGATAATACTTCTTTTTTCTTAATATATTCAGTTACAGAATTTGTAATATCCATTTCATACTGATACCATACATTATATAATGAAGATACTAATGAGATATCATTATCAGGGTCGACATCTGTGAATAATGGAACGCCAGTAAAGTTAAATTGAGGTTTCCATTCAACGTTATCGTGTTGAGTGACTTCAACATTTATAGTTGGGAATGACACAGTGTACCATAGTGGATCGCCATTTGCATCTACACTTTCATCGTAATTCCCGTAGTATGCAGACCAAAATCTAAATCCAATAGTACTTGTGCCAGGCATCGTTAATGAAATAACGTCTGTATCTTCAATATAGTCAGCGTGGTCTTCGTGAAGATTGCTTGATTTCTTTTCATAATCTTCTATGTATTTTCTGAATAATACACCGAAACTATTTTCAGGCCCAATCGTTTTAGTTAATATTCTAGCTCCACTACTTAATATATTATCATTAAATCTAATCTGACCATCAGTTTGCACACTGTCATACCATAATGTAGTATCAGTATCATCAGTAGCTTCTGATGTGAATGATAATCCTGCAAGCTCAGTCGAATCTATAATATCCCAACCAATATCTGAGAACTTAACGATTTTCGCTTGAATTGAACAATTGACAATTTCTCTACTATCTTTATCATGCGATAGTGATAAATTAGTCATCGCTAAATTATCTAAATATGTATCGAGCGGGCTGGATGTTGTTAATGTAAATATACGATTATTATTTTTAATATATTCAAGTGCTTGAATAAATTGCTCTATTGTAAAGCTCGTTCCATTACCTTCAACAAATTCTGAAATATCAACTGTATCAGATTCTGCCACTTGGGTAGCTTCTTCAGTTGTTAATCTTCTGACAACAATTTCATTACCAACAATTAATTCTTCAAGTCCATTGAATAAATTCTCATTCATTTTAATATCGAATGATATTGATGCAGGAGATATATTTCCAAATTGTGAACGCGATTCTCCTCTAATAGTATTACGACTTGTGACTGTTCTTTTCTGCGAAAATTGAATATTTTGAACTGTTGGTATAGTAAACCTATGTAGATCGCCATCTTCATCTTCGTAGGAAAGTTCAGTAATGGCTGGGCCGCCATTACGCTGAATCTTATGTAATACATTATCATCGTCGTTATAATATATTGAATTCATTAAACTTCTCCTGAGAATCTCTCTACCATCAATGTTCCAAGTTCATCATCAGATTCTATTAGAACATCTCCGACATAAATATTTGTTAATCCAGAACTTCCTGCAGTTGTCATACGACCTGCAGCAGCTTCTGCATTGTTTTCCATTCTCGCTCTATTAATTGTAGAGCCTCCGTATGCAGCTACACCACCAAATGCGGCAAGACCTGCTCCGGCTCCTAAGTAGCTTCCAGCTTTAAGTGCTGTAAATCCACCAAGTCCACTAAATACTTGTAGACCTACGAGTGCTGCTGTAAGTAAGGTGACAGCATATGCAAGTTCATACGCATCTTCTCTTGCTAACTTACTAATATATGAGAATCCCATCATAGCAGTCATAGCAACTCCCATACCAACTGCCATCGCTTTAGCCGATTTATTAATCGCGGCATTTGATGCTGCTAGAGCTTCATTCTTTGCTGTAAGACCATCAGTGCTCATACCTGCTTGTCTAAGTACTGCTGAATGTCCAGTGAGCACCATCTTAAATTCAATAAATGTATTGATAAGAGCCTGTGTTGATATCTTCAGATTAAACTCTTCGCTAGCAAATAATTGAGTTGCTCCCTGCATGACAGCCATTAAACTTACAAGTGTTACTAGTGTCATACCAAGTGCGGTTAATGCTCCGGCTAATACTACTGCGGCCCCAAGCGCCATTTTAAATATACCAGGCATATTAGTTAGTCCTGTTGAAACGGCACCAAGCACATTTGCAATTAGTTTAAGTACAGGCGCGAATGCTCCACCAATCTGCGCATAGAATGATTGAATAGTATTCTGAATACGCTCAATTGAATGTGCGGCATTATCTGTTGCATTCTTATATAACTCAGCTGTGACTCCGGTTTCATTTACTGCAGTTTGCAGTCTATTCCAAAGTGCGGGCTGGGCTAACAACAGTTGTTGCAGCGCTTGCATCGCATTGACTTTACCACCAAGCATTTGAGTAAGTTCTTCTGCTGCTGCAGTTGCATTACTTGAACCTTGGACATAGCCACGCATAGTCTCAATGATTTTATTCATATCACGGAAGTCTTCAGTTGCGAATCCAAATTTGGTTGCAAACTTCTCACGAATATCAGCCTTCTGGAATTGTACCAGGAACTGACGGAATGAAGTACCTACGTTCTTAAGACCTGCTGATGAAAGTATACCGAGGTATGCAGACAGATCACGAACTTCAAGACCGGCTTGATATGCTGAACCTGCTGCGAACTCGAACCAATCAACCATGTCTTTCAATTCAGCAGTAGATGCGTTTGCGGCTGCTGTCATGGCATCTACAATCATAGTAGATTTATTGACATTCAGGTGGAAAGCTTCCATCGTTTTAATAACAGCATTTGAAGCATCCTTATAATCAATTTGAGCTACAGTTGCTACTTGAAGTACATCTGTTACGGCTTTCGTATTCTTTGTAACATCAATACCAGAAGCACTGAAACGCTCCATTGCTGATGCTACATCATTGATTCCGTAAACATTTCCAGCTTGTAACGCAAAGATATCTGAACGACTTAATGTTGATGTGAAATCTGTTGACTTAGCAATATAGTCAGCATAGTACTTATCGAATTCTGCAAACTCTGAAATAGTTTGTTTCATTATCATCTGGATTTGATTAAGAAATGGACTTACGAATTGAGTGATGATGTGTAAACTGAATGCTGCGCTGAATGCGTTCTTAATAGTTTGTGAATTCTTTTTAGCATTTGCTGCCATACGGTCTTGCTCTTTCTTGACCATATTGGTTTGATGCTTTGCTGCGTCTTCAGCATAATTGCTCATCCGTTTATTACTTGCAACAAACGAGCGTTCATATTGTTTCTGCTTAGCTTCCATACCGCTAAACATATTGTCAGCAGCCTTCATGCTATTTTCCATTGAGGCTTTTGACATAACATTCGATTCCATGCCTTTCATAGCAGCACCGAATCCTCGCATTCCTTGTACGTTCCACTGTCCTACTTGCGCTCTATCAACTACCCTTTGCTCTCTTAAATTCTGAGCAGCACGACCTACATCTAAGCCCTGCTGCATTACATCGCGAAAAGCTTTGGATCTTTTTGTTACGCGTCTACCTGGGCCAGCTTCACGCTTTTGTAAACCTGACATGGCAGTATTTACTTGTCTCACCGCTTTGTTGAGAGCCACGCCATTGACTATAGTTGTAACATCAAGAATAGTCTCTAATTTATTTACCATATAAACCCTTCATTAAAGTAATCTTCCTTTTCATCTGCTCAGGAGTATCTGTAGCAGTAATAGATAAAGGATTAGTTTTCGCGGGATCATCGTTCCGCATCTTGTCTATTTCGGCCTTATAATTTTCTGCACAAGCTACAAGGAAAAGAATCTGTAATGGAGTAAGGTCAGAAGGCCCATCTGTCAATTTATAGTGCGACCTTTCTCCATTTAATATAAAGTCTAACTGTTTACCGCGTGGACTACTCGCGAAAGTCTTCTACCAATTCTTTTGAATCTGGTGAAGCTCCACTAATCTCACGTACAAAATCTGCAAGTGCGGTAATGCCAGAAAGCTGCTTGACCATATCTACCGTAAGGCCAGCGTCAGTAAAATCTTCCATAGCTTTACATACGATAGACGCATTTACTTCTGTTGAAGCTTTTAGAATTTCTCCCATAATGACGCCTTCTGGAAGTTCGCCGGACTCTTTATCCTCAGAGACATTCATCATATATGTCTTTGTTGTCTGGTCGTCAATTGCATCAAATGCAAGTGCGTCTGCTTCATTAAGTTCTAAGTCTGTAAGCGGTCTAACGTATACTGTTCCTGCAGGAAGTTCATATTCCTTTACAACAGATTTTCCTTTCTGAATTAATTCGTTAATGTTAAAATAAGTTTTCATAATGTTTCCTCCAAAAATTATTTAAAAAAAAAAGGTGAGTAAGCTTACTCGCTTACTGCAGCCTTTGAATCGATTGTGTCGCTGCCAAGGTTGGTTGCAACAGTCTTAAGTGCTATTCCACTGAATGACATTGTAGCTACGCCACCTTCATTCGTAATGTCTACAGGTATTGCATTTGTAAAGTAACAATCTTCCCATGCTACCTCATCAAATGTCCACTGATCTAAATCTGGCTTTGTATTAACAATTCCGATTGAGAATCTTCCTCTGTTAATTGCAGTTGCATACATCTCGCGCATTACGTCTGCATTAACTCCCTTAACGGTAAAGTCAAATGTAAATCTTTCATTCTGAGCAGCGACACCAATGTTCGCTTCCTCAATTGAGTCTATAATCTCGAATGGTAAATCAGATGTAGGTGAGAAATTCTCAATCGGTGTGATTGGCATTTCATCGCCATCTACAGTTCTGAATCTAACTCCAAGTCTTGTTGTAACTTCGTAATCAACCATTTATAATCACCTTATGCTGTAAACTTAAGATCAACATCGATTGAGTGGATTGAACCTGCATATTCTACGCTGATTGATACATCAACATTTCTTGTAGTTCTTGCTGTCGTAATCAGTGTCTCTTCTGCGGCGCTTCTTGATGCTGCGTCTTTTGCCAGTGCATTTGCTACTGGAATACTGATTGTGAATGATTCAAACTCGCCAGCATTTACTGCAACCTGTAAGATACCTGAGATCTTATTAATCAGTGATGCCATACCGACTCTGTTAATCTGTAACCCACCAATTACTGTAGGTGATGTTAAGTTTGCTTTAAGTTTGTATACTATGTCATCGATAGTTCTACGCACGTCAAGGAAATAAATTCCGTCTGCTACAGCTCCCATTGTATATGCTGACTCAAGTGCAAGACCTGAACCTGCCAGATACAGTGGATCAATCACTGGATTAAGCTGTGCTGCTACGAGCGCTGTTCTCTGTGCTGTTGTGAATTCTGCTGTCTGTGTGATACCAGAAATTCCTCTGAGGATTGGTGACTGCCATGGATTGATAGACACGATAAGTCCTGCAACTGCTGCTGCGACATCGTTGTCTGAGTTATGTGCAATACCGAATACTCTGTCTTCAGATGCAGTCAGAAGTCCAGTTACTGCTGATGGTGCTGTTGAAGCGTCTTCTCCGCTGTCAAGCATGAATACACCAATACGTTCTGTGACTGCTGCATTTACGTGATCCAGAAGTTCTTCTGAAACGTATGCGTCTGTATCTGTCTCTACTGTGTTTGCTACAACGACGACCTGAATATCTTTTTCTGCTAACAGACCAAGCCCAGTTCCAACTGTTGTAGTTGTCTTTGTGTCTCCTATATCAACGATCCAAACCTTTGCTGCGCCGTTCTGGAATGCCAGTTTTGCTGCGAGTGAAAGGTCACAATCAGTTGCGTATAATGCATCTACTTCAGCAGGTGAGCCTACGAGTAAGGCTTCAGTCATAGCTGATGTACCTACACCAACAATTCCGACTGTACCAGTGTCTCTAATTGAAACGCCAGCGAGTTCAGATACGTCGACTGTTACATTAACAAATGCCATTTCTTATTCTCCATTAATTTATTGTAATTGAAATATCTTCTAAGTCAACATCTACTGATTCAAGTGGTGCACTTGCTTCACCCATGTTAACTTGCCAAGTGTCAGGATAAACTAATCCAATACTAAACGCCTTAATAACTACGACATCTTCGCCAATTAACGTGGAGAGATCAGTTATATCCGTACGTCTTGGAATCGAAATATCATAATCCATCATCGTAGCTTCTAAATTAGCTTTTACCCATGTATTAAGATCTTTTAAGACTTTACCAACTGTCCAGTTCGCTCGTCTAATCGCTACATAAGTAACTGTAAATTCTGTGTCATCATCAGGCGTATCAACACCTAACCAATTAATGTCTATTCCATTGGAAGCGACTTCGTAGTCAGTGTCTTCTACAAATGTAGTTGTGCCGTCTGTGATTGTAATTGTTCCGGTAACTGGTTCAGTAAGTCTATAAGTTGCTGTGCCATCTTCATATGTAAATGTGTCGACCATTGTGTCTTCTTCATCTTCAGCACCAACGACTAATCTTAGAGTTGCCTCTAGATATTCCTTATAGTCTATTGTGTTATCGGTTACATTGTATTCACCATAATCGTCAATTGACCTAAAGTATGGTGTGTTGAAATCCAATAACTGTACTGCTACAGTAACTCCTGGATATTTATTAGTTTCGTAAACGTTATTTAATTTAGTCGCAGTGACTGTTCCATCAATAAATGTATTTGGAATCAAGTCAAATATAGTATATTGGATATCCGGATCTAACATTAACTCACCCACTGAAACTCAAAGTGAGTTCCGTTTTGAATAATCTTTCCTTTTTTATTTTCCGTTAAGGTATTATTCTTACCTCTTCGAATACCTTGTTCTAATGCATTTGGTGTAATACCGGCGTTCTCTCTTCTAGTAATACCTTGTGGCGAGAACCCTTGGGCTAAATGCACCTTTGCTTCTTGAAATGTTTTATTGAATATCCTATGTTCTCTATAACCAATCTTAGTCATTGATTGATAGAAGAACGGACGTGCTGGTACACCTATACCATATTCGTGCATAGCAGCTATTTCAGCTACTGATTTTGATGTTCTATTTTCTACTTCATCTTCAAATCCAACTACAATTGTATGATACTTTGTCATTGGATCCACATGTATTTCGAACACTAACGATTGTAACATCAATCCTGTTTCTGCAAGTGGTGTACTATAATTTAAAGCATTAGGATTTGCGGCCCGCCTATCTTTCGTTGCATCTGATAGAGCTTCAAGATTGAACTCTCCATTCATGATACCATCGATGATAATCTGCGCCCACTCTTCAACTAGCGCCATAGAATATTCCCGGGCATAGTTGGAGGCGACGACACCAGCTAATTCACTGATGCCTTCTGCAAATTGTCCTAAAAACTTTTTAACATTATCTTGTGCCAACGCTTACTTCCTCCAGTACATATTTCATATATGCACCTTCGTCTGACCAATTTTCTACTTGAGTAACAATCATTCTTTTACTACCTGAAGTAATAACATCGTGATGTGTTAATATAATTTCAGATATTGGTACATATAGTTTCCACTTTCCACTTATATCGTATCCTACAGGCATATGAACTAAGTCTTTATTGCTCATAGGCTGTAATGATCCTTGGAAGGGTGTTAGGGTCGGGGAGCTTCTAACGGGATTGCCACGGGCATCTATAGCCTCCGTAGAAGCCGCTGAGACGAGATTTAGTTCCTTACTAATAGCAAGAATCGCCGCAGTCATATCCTGTATCATTTAATCACCTCACCCTGTAGAATCCTTTCTTAAAATTGGCAACTAATTTCTGGTAGCGAGCATTTGCTTTAACCGCTACATCTTTGGTTTTTGCGTAGGTTCCAGATGTGGCACCAGATGATACCTTGATATCTCCTATTTCTATTGAATCGCCGCTTGTAGATGTTGAGAGTGCGTTAAGTTGGTCTGCGTAATGCAGTGCAGCGATTTTAGCCCCTAACAACAGATATAAATGTGATGCTTTAACTTCACGACCTGTATAATAATAATTAAGATACAGTGCTTCTGATGTAGATAGCTGTGCGTCAAATTCTAAGTATCTTTGTGATGTATTAATTACCAATGGAACTTTTTCAACTTGTTCTGTAAATTCATATGTTGGAATTTCCATTGTGTAAATATCAATGTCATATTTTGATACTGCGCCTGAACAGTTCTGGTCAAATATGAATCTATTAGGAAGTTTATAATATGCGTCTTGAATCCAGTTAAGTTGCTCGCTATATACACGAATACAGATATCAAGCATAAGTTCATCTTTTGCTACCGGAAGCAAGGCATCAATTCTTGCATCTGATATCTCAGTCGATGCAATATTTTCTACATTACGCATATGTGAAATAAGTCTCTGCTCGAATGTATCGACGTCTTCTTTATCTGTCTCATCGACACCATCGGTAAATGAAACTCTAATGGTAAGAGAGACATCTACGTCTTCATCTTGCCAATCAATTTCATATGCTGGGATTGTATCAACTAATGTTTCAGTTGCTCCATCCCATGTATAAATTTTAGCCTCGGTCATACCATCAGGTACATCCGGCAATAGTATGACTGCGCTCATGTATTTACTCTTCCTCAGTTTCGTCTTCTGTGTCTCTTGAGTATTTAACTACGCTCTTAATAAAGTCAAATATCTCATCCTTAGTATAACCATCTGGCGCGGCATCGAGTAATTGGTCTTCGAGCTGTCCTAACTCTTTCTTTGATATGTTCTTAGCTCTACGCTCAATGACTGCCCAAATAATACCTGCTACTGTTGTAGCTGCTAATGTAATTGTTGCTGGATCCATTTATAATTCTCCTAATAATTTTGTCCATTTTGGTTGCACTACTTCATGAGTATAGTTCTTTGCATATTCAAGAGCTTTCTCGCTGAGTTCGCCTCTCTGTTTGAGGGCCATTTCAATTCCAGAAGTAACTCCTTCTTTGCTGACTATTGCCCATGCTGTGCCATTATTCATTTCTTCTAATCCTTCAACTGGTATCATAATACCTGAGTCTTGGATTAGTTCAATTTGACCACCGTAATTTGTAGCTACGCATGGAACCCCACATGCCATTGCTCTCATTGCTGCAATGTTAAACATGTCTGACCTATTAGTTGTTACAAAGATATCCATAGCATTGAATATATCTGAACTGCCAGGTCCACCAACCAACATGACTTTATCGCCAATGTCCATATTTGCTACCAGAGGGATAAGTGGGAAATCAGCTTGTGGAGATTCCATTTGCGTGTTCAACATAAGAACTGGATTCTCAACTAAGTCTTTATCTACGAACTCTTTGAACCCAAATAACAGGGGCATTAAATTTGTCCTGATATCTTGTGGGCCGGAATATCCGATGACTACTGCGTCATCGAGTTCGAATTCATCCACATACTCCTCCATTTCTTCAGCATTAAATGGTTTAAATATTTCTGGATCATATGAGAATGGAATTGGTTCTGAGATATTTTCAATACCTGCTTGTTCAAGTACCTTCTTTCCAAACTCTGTCATAGGCACAAAGATATCTGCCTTAAGTTCTGCAATGTTCTTGTCTAGTGGAGCCGCATCAATTGGGCACACATAAACTAACTTCTGACTGTCTGTAAGTTTGTACTCCTTTACTACTAAAGGATGTTTGAACGCTATAACGACATCTGCTTCCTCGATAGAATCAACGACTTCATATGTCTTGCTGATTTCTTCAACGGTCGCATCTGCCATACCATTATCATGATCTACGAATACTTTCATTTAATTGCCTCCGAAATATACGCTCCCAAAAGGGTTCGAACCTTTAACCGCTCGATTAACAGTCGAGTGCACTACCAATTATGCTATGGGAACTACTTCTACTATATATATGTTTCTCTATGTTGCTGCTAGTATATAAAGGTTGTGCCGCAACTATTTTAAGAGTACCCACTGCTCTCGATAACACTCATATTTACCTGTTGAGTTATCAATGTGTGGATATAGTGTAATTTTCTTTGCGTCAACTGCAGCGTGAGGTATAACATACCAAGCGTCCTCTGGAGATACATAACATAACATATAATCAATTGAACCTTGTTCATATGGTGTTCTATCGCAACCATTAACAGCTTCAAGTTTATATCTACGCCCTTCTGATTTTGTACTAGTAGATTTTACTTGGATTCTATTTAATTTTCCATTCCAATCAACTATTAAATCATATGGTAATGTATCGATAACCGGTTGACTTACAGCAAAATGCATTTCTGTAAGTTTAATCATTGCTTGGAGTTCTGCGACTCCACCTGCGATTCTAGGTAACACTTCTTTGCCTCCGTGTAATGTTCTGATGCAAGATATAGTAATGCTACTACATTAATTTCATCCATACCTTGTCCAGTAATACTATTATGAAATATTAAATTATGTAATTCTTTTGGAATAAAAATTCCGATATTTAAATCATTATTTAAATGTAAGTGATGAAATTCTGAATTATCAAATCGTGTATTCAATGGATCGAATCCATAACCACGGCGTTTATGAGCATCGCGAGATTTAACTAATTTGCCAGCATCTGTTTTTCTATATGCAGCAACTCTTGCGCGTATATCATCCTTGTGTTCCGCATAATAAGATTTATAATATTCATGCATTTGTAATTTTATTTTATCTGCATTTTCTTCTAAATATAATTTACGTTTATCTTTATTATTTTCATAATAAGATTTATTCCACGCTTTACATTTATCAGGATTATCATCTCTAAATTTTTTATCAAGCTCTCGTCTACAATCTTTACATTGAGTACGTAGTCCATCTTTATGAGTTCGGTCTTTATGAAACATCGATTCATCTAACTCTCTATTACATCTACTACATACTTTCATAATACCTCAAATTATAACTTTATGATATTCCCAATCCTCTGGAGGAAGGAAATATTTTCCAGTCTGCGGCTCAAGTAGGTACACGACAGAATCTTCTCCTACGAAAAGATTCAGAGAATGCATTCCGCCGCGTTCGCCAGGTTTTCTGTCTACTTTCACTCTACCAAGCGCATGACCTTGCCGTAGCATTGCAAAGTTAGCTTTCATTACAACGGAAAATCCATCGCAATCAAAAACTTCCTTTTCGTATTTCATTTCTGGCACATAACTTGCGCTCACAAATTTTTCTAAGAACTCAAGATTGACAAGCATATAACTTGCATCTTCACGCTCATAATCAACTTTAATATCTATTGTTTCTTTAATCAATGCATCTAATTCTTTAGATGTTACATCAATCTGTGTGGTCTGACGGGGCATTAGTTCGTATAAGAACTTAATTGCTTTATTGATTAAATCCATGTAATCTTTCCTGCGATAGATATAATTTTATTGAATGTGCCCTGTGGAATTTGCATCCACGGCCTTCCGGGTGCAAGCCGGACGCTCTTCTAACTGAGCTAAGGGTACACACTGAAGGCTAGGCGGAGGCAACCATCATAGCCTTTCATATGTTTAAATGGTAGATAAATGTAATTAAATAAATATTGCTATAATTGCTACGATCATACATATAAGTGCGACAATCCAAGAGTAGATTTCGCGGTTTCCTGTATGTTTAGCGTCTTCGGTCTTTAGTTTACCAATGTCGCGCTCCACGACTGATAAACGGCCATTCACATCCGCTAGATTGTTCTTAAACTCTCTGCGAATAGATGCGTCGGTTTCTCTGACCTCAGTTTTAATCTCCCCCATTTCTCTTGCTATCTCTTTAAAACTGGTGTCAAACATGTTGTGTAAACTTTTCACTCGTTCGTCCAACCTGATAATAAGATCACGGGTAGTACCGTCGCTATCCATAGGCTATCACCTGTAAAAATCGAAAAAAAAAATTAAAAAAAAAGGTGTTAGGCTTATGCGCCAACACCAGTTACAAGTCCTACAATAGCACCAGAGTTGAGTCTAGCTGCCTTGTACATTGTAGTAGCATAGATGTAGTGCTTTCTTTGCTGTGGCTTGTATTCAGTTTCGATTGTGACAGGTCTCTTAACAGCGAGTGCTGCTGCAGCAGACTTGTCGATGAGGATTGCGAGGTATCCTGTCTGTGCTGTTCCAATTCCTACGCTTGGTACGTGGAGGGATTCAACAATGTCAATTCCGTAGAGTCTTGTGATTACACCGTTCTCTCTGAACTGAGTTGCACCAGCCTTACTTGCATCGATGAACATGTCATCTTTCAGAAGTGAAGCTGTCTGTCTTGGGTGGACAAAGAGTGTGTCTGCCTTGAATCCTGCTTCCTGCATTGTGACCATACCTTCTGCGATGAGTGGCATGTCAAGTACATCAGTTACAGCGACTCCAGCGATGTCTGCTCCTGCGTATGCGACGTCATAATCTGCTGCTACATATGTAGTTGCTGATGCGTCTGCTTCGAGGACAGTGATTGGGTCTGTGTCTGATGCTGCTGTGATAGCTGCGACAATGTCCTGGTCTTCCTTGATTGCAATTCCTTCTGCGAGCTGCATCTTAAGGTTGTCAAGCATTGAAATCATAACTTCATCGATTGCCTGTTTTGTGACGGATGTTGCCATACCGACCTCTGTTGGCTCGATTGTTACTGTGTCGAAAGACAGTTCAGTGTTGATTGGTACATCAGTAAGGTCATTTGCAATGTCCTGTGCACTGTATGTAGTGTAGTCGATGTATGCTCTCTTAGGCAGTTTGATAGTAGAACCAGGCTTTCCTACAAGGTCAGTATTGACTGTAACGAAGTTTCTGAATACTCTAACGGCTTCTGCTGCCTTCTCGATCTCTGCTCCCCATACTTCTGGAATACGTGCTGTAACGTCATCGTGTGAAATTTCGTCACCATCAGCAAGGGTCATGTTCTGTAAATCTTCAATTGAACTCATATAAATTCTCTCCAATTCGGTTAATGTTGTTTAATAAATGTTTATTGTGATTTGCTCATAAAGTCAATAAATGCTTTAGTAGCGTCTCTGCCAGTTAACTCTTTCTTTGTCTCAGAAAGTGTCATATCAACTTCTGGAGCTGAAAGTTCAACTGTAGATTCTTTCTTTACGGATTTGCGCTTTGCACCAACTGTTGGAGTCTTAAGTCTCTCAACTGTCTCGATGTATGCACCGAGTTGTGCTATTCCCATATCAGCCAGGAATTCCTGATCTGCATTTGGATCTGCTGACATTGCTACTCCTAAGAGTCTGTCATGCTCCGCGTTAATCATTGTTTCGTTCTCTGCCTTAAGTACAGATACTTCAGCGCTTAATGCGGCCTTCTCAACCTGTAATGCTTCAATCTTTGCATTTGCGTCGTCAATAAGACCCTTAAGCTCAGCGATTGCGTCGTCGTGGCTTGAAGCTTCGACTTCTACTTCTTCAACTGTCTCTGCTGATGCTTCAACTTCAACTTCCTCTGCAACCTCTTCTACAACTTCTTCTGTAGATGCTTCGACCTCTGTCTCCTCGACTTCTACTTCCTCAGTAGATGCCTCAACTTCTTCGACCTCTTCAGTTACTTCCTCTGTTGATGCTTCGACTTCAACGTCTTCAACAATCTCTTCTGATGCAGCCTCAACCTCTTCAACGGTTTCCTCTACAACTTCCTCAGTAGATGCTTCGATTTCTACTTCAACTTCGACTTCTGCTACCTCTGATGATGCTGCGATTTCTGTAACCTCAGGCTCTTCGGTAACTTCAATATTCTCTTTTGTGCTCATTTCTGTTTCACCCTTTTCAAATAAAGAATTCCACTCCTCTTGAGCCTTCCTGAAAGATTCAATAGCTGCAACAAACTTCTGGCATGCATCGTATTTCTCTGCATCATCGCTGTATTGTTCGCAATCAACTTCAGGGTTCTCAATTATATTCTCGGACATGCTAGTTTCTCCTTCTTTGAAATCCTTGTCAAGCATGCAAGTCCTGCAAGCAGGATTACGTACTAAACTGATTTCCTTCGGGGAAAAGATCTCTGTAGCAACACGTCTAACTACATCAAGCCTTACAAGTGCGCCAATACTTAATCCACGCTTCTCGCCTGACTTAACAGCTTCAATTGACGCTGGGTGTCTTAATACACCTTTAGTAACCATGAACCCAAGTTCTGTTTCGGCAGTACTTAATATAGTACCGACAGTACCAAGTTTATGTTCACATAAAATGTCAACACCTTCAAATGCTTTAGCAGCGGCACGTATAACCTCTCGTGGATAATACGCTGTATTGCCGTTTGCGTCTGTCCAGACACCTTCTTCTAATGCTGCACCTGAGAAATATAAAAGGCCGTCTTTCTCCTCATATGAAGAGAACTGAATTCCCATTATTATTTCATCATTTGATATCATATTAATACCCTTATTCTATGTAAGGACGTTGGTCTAGTGAAAGACGAATTCCTCGTCTATAAATTGGATTTGCCATGGGCATCCTCTCTACTATATATATCTTGTGCTATGTAACCTATAGTATATAAATCTTTCGGTGATTGGAGCACATATTTGCCCCAAATCCGAAATAAATCGATATATTGAGGTGCGCGACTAATAATCTTCCTTTTTAGTTTCGTATAATCGTTTAATGTAAAATGCTTGTATTTCTACACTCTGGCGTGTTTTGAATCTATCCTTTGGTAGCAAACAAAATACTGCGACATATGATCCGCCCTCCAAAGGTTGTCCTACCGTCACCTGAAAGCCGTCAACTTGTACAGCTTTAAAATTGGTGAGAGAAGAGTAATCCATTAAGGATACTCTCCAAAAGTTAGGTAGTTCAGTAATCTTCATTCTTATTCCTCAAATATTTCTGATGGGAAAACTTCTGATTGGATAAGTGCATTCTTTGCAATCTCTGGTGTGAATACATCTGACTGCGTTGCAAATCCAATGTTATTAAGTAATGTGCTCTTGCTTAATGGTTCTGGGTCATTGAACTTCATTGTGACCTTTCCTTCACAGAATGTTGGGAAAATTTGCTTCTCAAATACATCTGCTACAATCTTCTGCTTTACCTTCAAACTCTGCAGCCACTCATTATATCTTGGTTCGAAATCATCAATACGGAATGTAGCTGTCGCACTGACAAGTTCAATAGGCATACTATATGCTGCAGCGATTTCTGCTATGTTTGGTTCAAGATAAGAAGCCACATTGATTGACGATGTTGCATTACCAAGGGACTTGATATTATATCTCTCAGATGTTACATATGCAGATTCAGATGTAAAGTTCTGGCTAAGTTCGTCAGAGACAAGAAGAATATCATCTGCAGAGGCACCGTCAATAGATACATGCATTACGTTAAGTGAACGTGAGAATGCTTCCGCGCTGGTACTTCTAATAAGACCTGCTTGTGTAGCTGGCTGCATTGCTGCTTGAATTGAAGAGATACCTACATCTGAACCGCCAAGGCTCAGGAACTTAAGCATACCAATTTCATTTGCATCCCACTTAGCAACTTCTTCACTTCCTCTTGTCTGAACATATCCTACAAGGAATCCATCCTTATCATACATAATGTTATTTTCTGAGTCTCTCTGGAAATCCATTTCTGCTGGAGGAATCTCTGCAAGACATAATCCATCCGGCCCGTCAAATGGCTCAAGATATGATGCACCATAGACATAAGCATCTAGTACAAAGTTGTGCAGTAATGTATCAAAAGAGACATTCTCCATTAACTGATCGATTGCTTTCTGGTCGCTTGCTTTTTCCGGAGTAATAGTATATCCGTTTCTTATAATACCATTAGTTGATTCATTGATAGCACGATGGACGTGTCCATTAACAAGATACATATATTCCTTTGTACTGTCCTTCATCAGATTTACAGTACCTGTAAGTTTTCCTGCTGAATCTGACTTCTTCTTTCCGGCGCCTTTAATCTGACCGGCTAATGAAACTACTGCTTCTTTTATTCTAGCAAATGTTGGTTCGGAAGTCTCAACTGCCTCTGGAGTTAAAAGTTCTACCTCCTTTGGTTTAGGCGCTGCGAGCCTTGATAACTTCTTTGGTTCCACTTTGTGTGAGCTGCTTCCTGCTGAAATACCTTTTCTACCTTTCATTTAATCTCTCCGTTTAAAAATTTAATCGCCTTATCATTAATTTCTTCCATACCATGCCATGTTGTAGATGAATGTGGTATAGATTTATGTAACTCTTTTGGTATCCAAATACCTATACTAGTATCGCCAAATAAATGGAGATGATGAAATTCCGCACCATCAAAATATTCATTCAATGGATTAACTCCCCATGATTTACGGCGCGCATGTTTTTTCAAATCAGATTTTGCCTGAATAATCTTATACTTATCCGGATTTTCAGCTCTCCAATTTTTATTATAATCTAGTATCTTTTCTTTATTATCTATATAATATGATTGATGTCTAATACTCTCACACTCTAAACAATCATACGAAGCGCCTGTGCTTCGCGCAGAATGTTTTGAAAATTCTCGAAGAGGTTTTATTACGCCACATACACGACATAATTTAAAACCCCATTTAAGTAATATTTGGTCTAATTGTTTCTTGCTCCATTTCTTTCTAGAGCACGATTTACATGTACCAATATACCCATTATGCGATTTATTAAAATAATATTCAGATAGAGGTTTCTCTATCTGACATACTACACATTTTTTCATACTAATGCAACCCTATTCTTCCGTGGATGATATGCTCCGCGTCTGTCATCGAAACCGATACGTTTTCTTTTAGTTGCAATACCAATACTACCTGAGCCATATGATACGCCTGCAGCTTCAATTGCTAATGCAAAAGACATACAAATATCGTCATGCCCATTACCAGCAGCTGCAATTCTCATATAATGTGTTTCTGGATTTTCTTTGTATACCAAAGATGCAAGTTCTCTTAATACATCATCATCCGGCGGAATACTAAGTTGTTTTTTATTTAATACAGTAGACATCTTAGTCATTAATGCAGGTTTTGTTTTTCTATTAAAATTAAATGCCTCAACACGATATTTAGGATACAACGAACGTATTTCTCGTATAACACCCTTTCCGGCCTGACCGTCATCCACAAGTATTTTAGTGACATTAAACCTTGATGCTTGATCTCCAACTTTAAATGCTATTTCATCTTCTGTACAATTCGTATATCTTTGATATTCAACAATACGCATATTTTCTGGATCAGTATAATCAATTACAGACGATACAGTAAAGTCCCGAACCATACCAACATCTAACCCAATGGCGTATTTACGCTCTGGATTACCAATTGTTAATGCTTCGTAATCGTATGCTACTGCAGACTGTATAGCATCAAGTCTAAAGAATGCTCCATCACTATCGGTAAACTCTGCAAGATATTCCTGTCGATACGCCGGGCTATCTTCTCCACCATTCCTTTGGATTTCTCTTTCAAGTTCCGCTGGATCTACTAGAGGAGTGCCGTCTTCGAATACAGCATCTTTGTGAGTTAAATGCATGTGAGTATATTCGCTCTCAGGCTGACACGCTCTGTAGAATTCTCCACTTGACAGGCCAGGTGTGCTAATGAGTACCACGGTTCCCTTAACGCTTGTTATAGATGGGTATATTACGTGGAACAATTCTTCTGGTACGAAAGCAGCTTCATCTATCAATATTAAATTAATAGTAAACCCACGAATCGAATCTGGATTTGATCCTGGGAGTGATAAAATTTTAGAGCCATTACTAAATTCTAATTGTGTTTGTGTCGATCTAGTAATAGAACTAGATAGTTGAGATGCGTTTATAAGTCCACTGATAGTCTCAAACATTAATGAACTCTGACGTTGTGATTTTGATATACATACAATTTTACTATTTGGATGTGTTGCCGCATACCAAGCTGCGTATGCTGAAAACACAAATGATTTACCGAAACGTCTAGCCGCTCTAACCGCAATAAATCTATCTTTGCATGCTAAAATTTTTTTCTGACCCTCGTGCAATTGGATACCCAGAATTATCTCGGCAAATAGAACTGGATCATTACGTAAATCTTTTACTTTAATTTCATTTGGTTGCATTGCTGTGCACCTTCCTATGACATATATCACATAATGCTATACCATTCGATATATCCCATAACTCTTTACATTCTCTAGCTTCTTGTAAATTTGTAATATGATTTCTCATAATAATATCTATAAATCTATCAATATGATGGGCATTTAAATTTCCACCAGTGGCATCTCCACATAATTGACATGTATAATTATCTCGAGCGTAAACTGCGTTACGCCACTCAGTATACATTGCTATCTTACGAATTACATCAGGAAGATAAACGTTATCAGATATAGTATGATTCTTAAATCTATTTTTAGCAGCGCATTTTGCTGAACAGCAATCTGCAACATCATTAAGTGCAAAGAATATATCGTTACAGAATTCACACTTCTTAATTGTACCATATCTTCTAGTAGGATATTTATACTTTCCATTTACAAATATAAAGTATCTATCACCATCATAGTAAATAGAAGTCATATCAATAAATGAAAAAAGTACAAAATCTTTTTGCGGAGTATGTACTTTTTTCATTTGTCTTGAGCATTCTTTTGAACAATAGATTCCTTTACCAGCTTTTAATGAGTCTAATCTAGCATAATATTCGATGCCACAATAATTACAATTTCGAAGTATACATCTACGACCATTAATCGTTGTCGATGTAATATTGTCTGGCCCAATCGTCTCCGACAAATACTTCATCTCCTGTTGTTGTTCCATCTGTAATAATAACTGTACCTGATGTAACTTCGTGTGTATAATCCACGCCTGTTGTCTCTGGTACTCCTATAATTGAATGATCTGGGAAGAATGTTTCTCTAAATTCTTCTTCTGTCCATCTGACTGTAAGGTCTTCGTCAGTACCTCTGAATACTAAATCATGGACAAGTTGTCCATCAATATAATACGAACCTGTCTCGCGTGCAAGACCGTCCTCAGGAATAATAACATTATGTGAATTTACATAGTCATCCATCGCAACGAATTCCACGTCTGCTCTCAATGTGAATTGTCTAAATCTATCTCTGGCTGAGTCACGAGTACCCCATGAGCCATATGCAAATGTTTTCTTTCTACCGAAAATCATCTCATCACACATTGGTGCCTCGTCATTGATTGCTATATCTTGAACTGAATTCTCATTAGCAGCCATGATAATAGACCCATTGATTAGGATGATTCTATCTCGGTCTGCAAAGTCAACAAACTCATCTGGAATTCCCTCACGTATAAATCTAAGTATATTGTGGGTATGCATCATCTTAAACCCTTTGACACCTACTATTGTGCCAGGTACCTTCATCGCATGATACAATGCCGCCATCTTTCCTAATGTCGTCTTGCCCGACTGTCTTATATTAGTATATGCAAGTAAGGGGGTTGTCCCTTTAATAAATCCATCAAGCATATGTGCCTGATCGCTTGGAATATCTAATCCAAATGTTCTAGCGAACTTCTGAGTTTCGCTGACTAAGCAATTCTTTACCATTTTAATCCTCCAAATAAATTTCAACGCGAGCTATAGATTTCTGTATATCTGCGTTTGCTGCAATCCAAGCCACATCATAGAGAGGGCTATCTGATTCAGCGGTGACGACATGAAGTGATTGTTTGCCACCATTAAATGTGATAGTATTGTGTTGACAGCATGCCTTATCATGTATCAATTCACCGATACTATCTATTATTATTTTCTGTTCGAAACGGTCAGGGACTACCAGGGCCGTGTTAGCACCTGGGTTCATACCTCTTATTTGATTCAATATATCTATTAGCATCTCAGTCCTCCGGCTCATCATGTGAAGAAGGCAGTGCTATTGTAATTTCGCCATCAGTATCTCCGCTTAGGAGAGCTGCTATGTCATTGACATTGGCGAGATTATCTGTATTCTGTTGAACCATGCGTGCCTGACGTGTGACGTTCAAACTCTTCAACCAGGACAGTAGTTTACTGTCCAGTTTGTCTACAACACTGCCGGCGCTGTTAGGTTCGAACCATGTCTCAATACTCCCGTCAGGGGCGCCTCTACGTCGTTCGACAATTTCGCCGTTCTTGGCCACTAGCTTCTCGGCCCGTTTGAGTCGAAGCATTGCCATAGCAAGTCTGTTTAGAACTATCATGTCGGCGGCGCCGTCAAGTTCATAGCTAGTAGATATATATTCGATTATTTGATCGTACAATTCTTTTTCAAGATAGCAACGACTTTCGCCGTCATCGTCAAAATACATGTTCTGGTAATTGCAACTATCTTTAAACATGTTGCAAGGACAATATAGTATTTGGTTGAATGAGCTGCCGTTTGTTATTGTAGCGCGCAGTCTTGCTGCTCGATGGGCCGGGGACTGTTTAAATCCGCCGCCGTGTCCGGCACAGGTCATATAGCCCGGCACAGCTATCTCTTCGCAGCGCACTGGCTCAATGTCCAGCCCGCCGCATTCATTACATGCAATTAGGGATGCCCCTACTTGATTAGTATATCGAGTTCCGCAGTCTGTGCAAACATATCCACCGCATGCAGCACACTGCCTAGCGGCCTCATCCGTCTTATTATCTTGGTGAAGTATCAATCCTTCGTGTATCCACTCTGGTTGATTACCTATTTCCTCAGCCTCTTCAGCGAACATGGCTTTCGACACCTTCCCTACATTATGGCTTGACGGTTTACGTCGGTCGATATGATTGTCACCACCGCTTCCTCCGTTTGGAAGTGACATAATTTTTTACCTCTGGTATATATATGTGCCGGTATGTCAGTTATAGTATATAAAGGTTTCGGAAGTTACGGCAAAATGTGTATGGCAACTACGACACCCTAAATTTTTTCTTTGTAAATTATATTAGAAAGAGGGGGGTTTAAAGACTTTTAGAATGTTTATTTCTGGAGACAAAATTTTTTAACAGTCACCTCATATATTGACTTTACAATGTTGAGCAATAGGTTTATATACTATCCTGATATACTATAAGGTAGTGATTTAACATGGTAAAAATTGAAACAGTGACTTTGAAAGGGAATAACGATTATCAGACAAGCATAAAAACGCTATCAGTCGAAGCTAATATGAAACAGTCTAGAATTGTTTGCAAACATTGTAACAGATATGTTAAGCCAATTCGCGACCAGTCAATACTTAAAGAAGATTTTTCAGAAGATGAATGGGAAGAGATTAAAGATACCATAGACTTTGAAATAACATGTTCAAAGTGTGGGAATACCGAATACGTGCAATACATTGGCATGAAGCATATTAACCAGAATACAAAACATTATAAAGTTATTTGGGCATTTGCAGAATATAGACCAAACGATGTAACTATCGAAACTTTTGAAGAAGCTACTGGGCTTACTCATTCTAGTAAGTTCCCAATTATAGCTTAATTTTTTTTTGAATGTCTAACTGTATAAACTTTCCTGGCCAGTTTGATCCGTGGACGGTCTAAAATTTTGTGTTACGATAAGTATATATACCTTTAAAGCCTACTAGTGTATGCCTAAGAAGGCACAACACAACACTAAAGGAAGTGAATAATTATGAGCAATTTAATAATAGATACTGATATTGATGTTAGGCAGGGTGATACGGATGACGATACTTTTATAAGTGTAGATATATATAAAGATGGTAAATATTTTACTACCCAACGTATATATCTTAATGATTTATTTGAGTATGGGATAACTGCATTTAGTGCAAAAAGGCATTATATAGATGAGTATGGCAACGATTATGTACCACCTAAACAAAAGGTTACTAATGAGTTAAAGCGAGCTATCAAATGTACAAATAATAACGATTACAAAATGGCATTAAACCATATTGCAACGGCACAGGCGACGTTAAGTTTCGATGTCCTTAAACATCTATAATTTTTTTTGAATGTTTGAGTATTTAAGTTTTGTGGTCGGTCGTTAAGTATATATACTATTAATGCCTTGTAGTATATGCCTACTAAGGCAATAAACAGAAAAGGAATAATTAATTATGTACGATGAAAATGCAAAGAATGGATTTACCTTTGAGACACTGAACACCAACTTTAAAGCTGATAAAGTTGAAGAATCAAAAGACGTTCCTAACTATGCAGTAGTAGATGATGTTGAGTATGCAGAACTGCATGACATTGACGCATGTAACGTTAAACATCATCTCGATGTACGTTACAATGCCGCTATTCGTGGAATGTCAGTTCAAGCATATGCACAAAATGAACTAAAAGAGTGCGATACAATCGGAATGTTAGAACTGGGTGAATTCTTTTTGGAAGTATTCGATTTGAATTTAGTTGATGTAACAATCAACTAATCCTCTTTTTTTTGACTGTTTTAACTATCGAAAGATCTTTGGGCCAGGGTCTTAGGGTATATAAACTTGTTGGTCGACCAACAGGTATATATACTAATGAGTAGTAGTAGTGTATGAGGTATAACATGATTAGACAATTAGGTATAAGGATAGGTAACAGTCATTACAGTGTAGTGCATATGCATGTATCTGACTGTATTGTAACTGGTATAGCTAAAAACATAGCAAACAACGATGTGCAACTATTTGAATATTTTTCTACTGTTGAGCATAAGATTAACCTATCAGGGTTACTCATTTAATTTTTTTTAAATGTTAGCATCGACCGACAAGTTTATATGCATGAACCTACTGACATCGTTTTTGAGCTGAAAATTTTTAGGAAGTTTGTAGTATCTTTTAGGCAAACATTTGAAAATTTTTTAGCCTGTCGGTAGTATCTTTTAGGCAAACATTCTAAACTTTTTTGGATTTTTAATTAGGTTAGATTTTCTAAACTTATATCATTAACTGGCAAAATAATTTTCAAATTGCGGAAGTATTATAAGGTAATTTGTATTTGTCATGATTAATCATTTATTACCAATTCAGGTATGCAAAGGTTTATATACTATTAATGCCTTGTAGTATATGCCTACTAAGGCAACAA